GCACAGCTACAGAAACCGTCGCCCTCGCCGTCAACCAGACAGGTGCCCTTGCCGATGCTGGCAAGACCGTTCTCGGCGGCAACTACGCTCTCATTTGCAGCGGTACGCTTGGCGCGACCCCGACACTCCAGATAAAGAACCCGAATGGGGATTGGGTATCGTACACGATTGCCATCGGACTTGGATGGGCAAATATCCCCTTGCCTGCGGGCGTGGTTCGGATTAATCTTGCAGCAGGCGCAGCCGCCGCATACGTTTACGCCAGCCGCATCCCGGACTAACTGGCGGTAGGAGACACCGCCAATGAAAACTTCAACTGACGTTGCGAACCGAGCCTTGCAGAATTGCGGCGCGTCCCTGATCGGGGCGGACGCCCTCTGGACGGAGGACAGCAAGAACGCCTCGGAAATCCGTAACTGCTATGACAGTCTGCGCCGTGCGGAGCTTCGCCGGAATGTCTGGCGCTTCGCTGTGCGCCGGGTTCCCTTGCGGCCCGTTGACAGCTACACCTACAAGATCGTCCCATCCCTTTACTCCCCGACCGCGACCTACCTTGCCAACACGATTGTCGAGTATGATGGCGTGTGGTTCATTGCCATGCGCGACATCGCCGCTGGTGTCGCCCCCCTGACTTCGGCGGATTGGGAAACCTATTTCGGCCCCGTCACCGTCACGCCGTGGAACGGGGCAATCACATACTTCGCCGGGGAACTCGTTTACACGCCCGCGAGCAGCGGCTATGCCGTGTATCTTTCGACCGAAAACGGGAATACGGACATTCCTGGAACCATTCCAATGTGGAGTGTAACCGCCACCTATGGCCTCGGCCAGACGGTCGAACACCTTGCGGTAAATTATGTCAGCCGACTGATCCTGAATATCGGGAATACGCCCGGAACCATCCTGAATTGGGCTGTTGGCACGACCTACGCCGCTGGCGATCAAGCTGTGGGTTCGGACGGGAATGTGTACAGTTCGGTCGCGGGGGCCAATATTGGCCATGATCCCGTAGCCGACACGGCCCATGCCTTCTGGACTTACGTGTCCGTGAGCCCATGGGTGACGATCCCGGCGTCCCAGGTTGGCTTGAGCGTCGGAAAGTGGCAGACGATCAATGCCGCCCTTGAACCCCTCCGCTTCAACTATCCGGCTGGCGTTTTCAGCGGGACGGACAGCCGCAACATTTTCTTTCTGCCCAAGGGGTTCCTGCGCGAAGCGCCAACGGACCCGCGCGCGGGGTCGAGTTCCTTCCTCGGCGCTCCCACCGGTCTGCACTACACGGAATGGGTGTTCGAGAACGAATACTTTGTCTCGCGTGACGCTGGCCCCATCATCCTCCGCTGTGTGGTGGATGTAATCGACGTTGACAAGTTCGACACCATGTTTTATGAGGGGTTCGCCTGCCGCCTTGCCTTGGAGGTGTGCGAAACGCTCACACAGTCCGGGACAAAACTCGCTACCCTCGCCGGGAAGTATCGGCAGTTCATGGGTGAAGCACGTCTTGTGAACGGGATTGAGACGGGGCCGACTGAGCCTCCGGTTGACGATCTTATTGCGTGCAGGGTTTAGGAACATGGCAGACGCCTCTTTTGTGCAGTCTTCATTCCTCGGCGGTGAGCGGTCCAAGTTTTCGCAAGGCCGGATGGAAGACCCCGATTACCGGATTTCCATGAATGTGAGCCTGAACGGCTTCCCGATTGAGGAAGGCGCTTGGGTTCGCCGCCCTGGGACGAAGGACTTGGGGCCGACACGCGGCGGTGGACCGGCACGGGTTGTCGATTTCCACTTCACGGGGTCGGCACCCTGTACGCTGGAACTGTCAGAAGGGTATCTTCGCTTCTTCAACAGCGACGGCGCGATTGTCCAAGGGGACTATGCGACCGTTGTGGCAGTGTCGAACGCGAACCCATCCGTGATTACCCTTTCACAGAGCCGGGATAGCTGGGCCACCGGTGACACCGTTGTCTTCTTCCCGTCCGGGGCATCGACGGAGACGGGGGCCTCTGCGCTCCTGAGCGGCCAATTCACGATCACGAAGCTCACGCCGACAACCTTCTCTCTGGCCGACGCCATCACGGGTGTCGGGCTTGACGGCAGCGCCCTCGACTTTGGCGGGCAGCTTTTCTATGTCGGGAAAATCCACGAGTACGTCACGCCCTATACGAGCAGCGGCTACCGGAGCGTGCGCACCGTCCAGAGTGACAACGAACTGACACTTCTCCACCCGAACAAGGTGCCGCATGTTGTTGTCCCGATGTTCCCCGGCGCACCCGGCTTCCCGCCGACATTCGCCTTCGGGGAGGTCGATTTCGTTGACGGGCCATATCTTGACCCGCAGTCTGGCATAACGGTCACGCCAAGCGCGACCTCCGGGAACATTACCCTGACGCTCGGCTATTTGGCGTGGGATGCAAATATCACTTACAATATCGGGGATACTGTAAACTATGGCTTCGTGGCCTATGTGTCCCTTGTCGGCGGCAACCGGAACAAGACGCCCTCGACCGAACCGACATTCTGGCAGTCCCTGAGCACCTCGCTCTCGCCGCAGCATCGCGGGTTCAGCAGCACCGACATTGGCCGCCATGTGCGCCTGTGGAGCGCCCCGGCCAATTGGGCACCCGGTACGAGCTATTCTACCGGCAACATCGTGACGTACAACAACGCCTATTATGAGGCCCTTGCGGCCTCGACGGGCGTTGTCCCGGATACAGACGATACAAAATGGGGGCCAGTCGCCGGGGAGAGCTACGCCCGCTGGACGTGGGGCAAGATTTCAGCCGTCACTTCACAGACTTCTGCGACCCTCGACCTGCGCGGGGACGACCTTCTCAACACAAATGCGATTACCCTCTGGCGCTTCGGGGCCTATAGCAACACGACCGGCTGGCCGACATGCGGTTGCTACCATGAGGGCCGCCTGTGGCTCGGGAGTGCCTATAACAACCGCTTCGATGCGAGCAAATCTAACTTCATATTCGACTTTGCGCCAACGGAGCCTGACGGCACGGTAGGCGACAACAATGCAATCTCCTACGTCCTGAACAGTTCGGAGACGAACCCCATCCTGTGGATGCGCCCGAACGACCACGGCATTGCCATGGGGACGAAGGAAAACGAGTGGATGATCTCCGCCTCGCAGCTTAGCGACCCCCTGACGCCGACGAGCATTCAGGCCAAGCGCGGTACGTCGCACGGGTCTTGCAACGCAGAGCCGATTGGTGTTGCCGGGGACGTTCTGTTCATCCAGAAGCACCGCCGCGACATCATGGACCTGTCTCCAGACGTGTTCTCTGGCCGCTATGCCGCAAAGAACATCGCCCGGTACAGCAAGCACCTGACCAAATCCGGGATCGCTGAAATCGCTTTCCAGCAGGTCTTGACGCCAGTTATATGGGCGCGGACGATGGACAACCAGCTTATTGGCTGTACGTACAAACACCAAGCGACCTATGGCGAGGAACCCGTCAACTTCAATGGGTGGCACCGGCACGCTCTTGGCTCTGGCCGCAGCGTCACCAGCATCGCCGCAGGCCCAAGTCACGGCGGTGACCTTGAAAGCCTCGTCATGGTCACATCGGACGGGACTGCAAAGGGGTATCGCGTCGAGTTGCTGACGGATATTTTCGATGAGGATGGTGCAGCCGAGGATGCATGGTTCCTTGACAGTGCCGTTGTGCCGCCGCTGGCGAATGTCATTGCGACTGGCGTGGAGTTCTCCGGGCTCGGCCATCTCGAAGGGGAAACAGTGGCATGCTTTGTGGCGGGGCTTGACCTCGGCCAGTACACAGTGACCGGCGGCAAGATCACCGTGCCATTCGAGGCCGACGCCGACAAGCTGTTCACGGCGAGCTATGCCGCAAGTCACACTTCCACGCTGTACAATACGACGACCGGCAGCACTATCGCACAGAACATCCCATCCATCCCGGCGGGTGTGTGGCTGGCGAATACCGGCATCGTGGCGGGGGGCGCATATTTCCAAGGCAACCCTGAGTTCATGTGGGTTGACTGGAAAGAAAACGAGATTTACACCTGGGCGGGCACGGGGCAAGGGATCAGCGTATCCGACCTCGACACAGGTGCGCTAAAGCGGTCCTCAACACAACACGTTTACTCACGTTCGTTCGGGATGGGGATTGAGAGTGACGACCATTTCTATGCTGATGGGAACATAAGTACCAACGACGGCATTCTTCAGAAGCGGCGGAAGTCAGACCTCGCGGTTGTTGACAGCATTAATATGTCATTCCAGACATTTTCATCCCCGTTGTTTGCCTTTGGCAATACCTACTCCAAGATGGTCATGGGGACGGACCTGCCTGGTGACCAGAACCGGGTCTTTTTCCAGACCTACAAGACGAATGCCGACATTGATGACGATATGAATATCACCATATCGCCACACGAAATGCTTGAGCTATTCGACCCCGCCCCGACTTTCGGTCCGCCCCTGTATGGCAAACAGACCCGTGGCCGCGTCACCACAAATGGCTACGTGTCGGAATGCGATGCTTTTGACTGCACGTCTGCTGTGGATGCTGGCAGCGGCGTCATAACCATTACAAAGTACAACCTCCGAACGGCCCTTCATGTCAATGGTGCGGAAGTCGCCTCGGGGCCAAACCTTGCCGAGACGGTAATCGGATACGTGATTGCGGCGGCCCTGACCTATTATCTTGGCCCCCTTGGAACGCTTCTCGGGTCATTCCTGGGATCGCTTTTCGGCGGCCTGTTCGGTGGCGGCGGGCCGACTGCGAAGTTCGTGGACACATTCACAACCAGCACACATGCAACCTTTGTGCCATCGGACATCGACCCGACATGGACTGCCTTCAACTCCACAGGTGCTATTGCGGAAGCGACTTCCGACGACATGGACGCT